AAGTCTTGCTTCAACTCACGCAGCTCGTCGAGGTTGCTAGTGTCGCTAGCATGTTCGTTTTCGAGCTCTTCGATCTCATTACGAAGGTTGGCGATGTAGTTGTTGTTGAACTGGATGTCCCTAAAGTTGTCAGAGATCTTACCATTCAGCTCATGGATCTGAGTATTGATAGCATCGATCTCTTTGATACGCATATCGAGCTTTGTATACTCTTCGTCGATCTTTGTCAACGCATCAGCAATTTCATCAACCTTGAGGTTTCGCTTCTCAATCGTCTGCTGCTTGAAGTCATGATCGATACCCTGCTTACAGGTAGGACAATTGTCATGATCATGGAAGAACTTGACTTCCTTACTGATCTTTGTCACACGATCCTTAAGAGCCTTCTCCATCTCCTTGACCTTGATCAGCTTGACGCTTGTCTTTTCAAAGTCGGACATGCTTTCTGATAGAGTAGCCGTCTCGAGAGTCAACTTGCCGTTAGCGCTCATCAGCTCCTCTGAAAGCTCATCATACTCTTTAATCCGCTTCTCCTTCTGCTTGATGATAGCAGCGTTGTTGCGGTTGAGAGTCTCGATATGCTTCTTGTGTAGCTCAATCTTCTGCTCGCACATATCGATCCGATAGTCTACATCTGTAGCAATCGTCTTATTGGATATCTGTTTATCCTTGAGAAGACTATTCATGATAGAGAAGATCTGAATGTCGAGAAGGTCTTCGATGACCTCACGGCGATGCTGTGCTGGAAGCTGCATGAAAGGAACAAAGTTTGCAGATCCCAGTACTACAATCTGGCCGAACGACTTCGGATTCATTCTCAGAATAGTCTTCTCAAGAACGTCTTGATACTCTCTGGAGGTTGAGTTTTGATTGACTAGTTCACCATCGATAAAGATATCAAACACAGCAGGCTTGATGCCTCTGCGAATCATATACTCTTTCTTACCAATAGAGAACTCAATCTCCACAAGAGCATGCTTGCCCGTAATAGAGTTTACGAGCTGTGGCTTGTTGATAGTACGGAATGCCCTGCCGAACAAAGCGAAGTACAATGCGTCAAGCATCGTGGACTTACCTGCACCGTTCTCACCAACAATCAGCGTGGACTTCGTACGGTCCAGCTGTATCTCTGTCATCACGTTCCCCGTTGAGAGGAAGTTCTGCCAGCGAATCTTCTTAAAGTATATCATTCTACCGCCAATGCCTCAGAGTAGAGCTCAGACAGAAACTTGTTGAGCTCGTTGTTGTCTACTGTTGAATTAATCATACTAGCATAATTCTTCAAAATAGTCAACGTGTCTTCTGCCTCATCGACAATATCTTCGTCATCTTCTAGCTGCAGGTTAAGGTTATCATCAACAACTTGTATGTCAAGAGCGCCTGCTTTCTCGAGCTTCTCAACATACATATCAAACCAGTAGGGATTGGTCTTTGACTTCACAACTACCTTGACGAAGGCGTCCTTGGCATCTCCAAAGTCGAGATTGTTCATCTCGTTCTGATCCACCCAGTTGGTATCGTTGTAGAACCACTTCTGGAACATCGTATGTGGATTCTGTATGAACTCGAGCTCACGAGTCTCTGTATCAAAGATGTGGAAGCCACGAGGGTCGTTGTAGTCCGACCAGGTCATCTCATAAGGTGTTCCGAGGTAGTGAATGTTACCACGAGAAGACTTATGGTGATAGTGACCCGACATAACCATATCGAACTTGTCAAACGGCTTCACATCCATACCATGGTCATTGACAGCGCCACGATGCATCTCAAAGCCAGCTAGCTCGAGGTGACCGAACAAGATCTGCGCATTTGTTGACTGGATGTGTTGCATGCACCGTTCGTAGTTATCGGAGCATACCCAGGGCAGTAGAGTTACCTTGAGACATTGCGGACCAATCGAAATGTCTGTTGGCTCTGAGTATACGCTAATATTGCGCTTATAGTCCTGTAGTAGAAGCTCTGGCGAGTTCACTTCATTTGTATTCTTGAAGTATGTGTCGTGGTTACCTACAAACACATGCATATAGATCTCATTCGATACCAGCTGGTCGAAGAAGTATTCTCTTGAGCGCTTAAGAGTATAGAAGTTAACATACTTGCGACGATCGAACAGATCGCCTAGCTGAATGACTTCTGTGATGCCACGCTCCTTGAGCGTAGGAAAGAACACATTTGCATAGAACTTCTCATAGTAGTCATGAAAAGCTTGATTATCATTACGAACCCCAAAGTGGGTGTCACCAAGTACTGCAACTTTCATTAATCAGCATCTCCTAGGATAGACTCAATGCCTACCAACTTTGCCTTTGCTTTAGCTTTAGGTTTCATCTTATTCTCGAGCTCTGCTAGCTTATCAGAGTCGATTGTGTGATACTGACTGAAGAACTTACCAGTCGGATCGTCTACCAGCTCATTCATGATAGCAGAGTTCTCGAACGACTTAGCCTTGATGTAGGCCTGCTTCTTCTCTTTCTGGATCCTCTGTAGGAAAGCATAATAGATGATCTGAGTGAAGTATGCAAAAGGATTGCTTGACTTGTCAGGATCGAAGTTGTGCAGGTATCTAATGCACACTTCGATGCCATCAGAGATCATCTCATCCTTGTAGGTATAGGACGAGAAGTTAGGCTTGGTAGCCAACTTGGTAGCGATCTTGAAGATACACTCTCCAATATACTCAGGAATCTTAGGACGGCGCTCATCTTCGACTTGTGCAGCCTTACAGCTGTTGATGAAGTGAATCATCTCGCCATAGAGACGCTTGTTGTCTACGTAATGTGCTCTTTGCTTTTTCTTAATCATTGTAGTTTGATTCTTCCACTCATCAACGATAAAATCTCTTCGGTGGTGATGTCACCTACAGAAACTTCTTCTGAGGTGTTTAAACTATCACTATAATACTTATCCACTGCTTTGGTATAATAGTCAACAGTTTTCTGCGGGCACTCGGATGTAGCAACAACATGCCGCATGTAGATTACAGTTGTTTTGCCATCTTCCTGAGACAAGAAACGAGTAAGTCTTGTGTAAACATCATCACCTCTTTCTGCATACTCGATACGCAGAGGTCGACGCACTCGTACCTGCATATCATTATGATCAATGTAGTCGGCAACAAGTTCTTCTCCCGAAGCCAATAATATAGTAACAATACTCATTTCAATCCTACCGTGTATATCTTGAAGTCGAAGTTCTCTTTCTCATAGATCTTCGTTCTATCAATGAAGTGTTTGTATGTGAAGTTTGCTTGGTTCTTGTGTGTGAGGTCGTCTACAATGTCATATAGGACTGCTTCCTGCTTCGTGGTGTGCTTACGTAACATACGTCCAATGGACTGTAGAACTTTGATCTTTGACTTGGAGGGGGATGCAGCAACCATATGATGCAGCTTGTTGATACTCACCCCTGTCGACGTAGTGCCGAGCGAAGCCACGATGGTAGCGTTCTCTTCATCCTCGACAGCGATGCGAATTGCTTCTCTGTCCATTCCCGAAACCCCACCATCAATATAGAACACATTAGTAGTCCCGCTATCGCGTATGGAATCAAATATGGCTTGGCCGTGACTAATAACCCTAAAGAATACAAGTTTGTTTCCCTTCAATGATAGCGCCAGGTTCTTGATGAACTTCGTTCTCTCATCGTTGTTTATGATAAAGTCTATCTCTTCCTGGTATGTCTTACCCTTCATGTCCTTGCAGACCTCTGGAGCGTATTTCAGGACGATGCACTTGATCTTCAGATTAGATACGTGGCCACTCTCCATCAGATCCTTTGTAGTGACAACCTGATATTGGGGTCCGAATAGACCCTCAATTGTGATCCTATTCAGTGGCAGATCATCCAGCGTCCCTGTCGTACCGAAGCGATACTGACAGTTGTCGAGGTTGGTGAGGATCTTGACTAGCGTGGTTGCCTTACACGTATGAGCCTCGTCTCCAATAGCAACACCAAACTGCTGATACCATTGCTTAGGCATCTTAGTCTTACCGTTGTCCATACTCTGCCATGTGGTGATAACAACATCTTCTTCGATGTCATTTGACTTCGATAGCCTGTCTGTTGAGACGTGCATAGACCCCCTATAGCCATATGCCTTGAAGTCATTTGCCATCTGTGTGACAAGACCAATGGTAGGAACAATGATCAGAGCTTTTTGTTCAAATTGTTGATACCATCTCATGATGATGTAGATAATCAGAGACTTACCAGAGGATGTGGGTGACAGTAATGTTCTGCGCTTAGAGCGGAGGCACTTGACAACACTCTTGATCTGATAGTCTCTTGGCTGGATGTGTTCGGGGAGGTTTAGGGTCTCAATGAAATCCATAACCTCCTTGACGGATACGTTGTCGTATTGGAACTCAGGATCATAAGTAAACCCGTAGCCGCGCTCATCACAGAACTTCTTAATGTGTCTGGCAAGGCCTGCGTACACCGTAGCAGTCAGTCTGTTTACAAGACGGATCTTACCATCCCACATACGGGACTTGTACTTTGGGCTGAACCTATAGTTCTCTGCGAAGAAGGTAAAGTGATCTGCCAGCTCCATCAGGATAGATGGATCTGTTACTATCTTACAATGGACAGAGTTGATGTGCTGTAGATGTACGGTTTCCATTATCAGAGTACGCTTCTCATTTCTTCGAGGTCTTCACGCTCGCGTTCTTTTTCTTTGTGGTTCACAATAACATCTTCTACATATTTACCGGCCATAATAGCTTTAGACTTTTTGCCTTTAAGGTTCCAGTTTCCTAATTTGCCGTACGGAAGACTCTTCATTACATTCCTACCTTAAACTTTTCAAAGTCGATTGCAGACTTGATCAGGAATCCTCTATTGACCAAAGACTTGATAATAGATTCAAGCATCTCAACCTTCTCCTGCTGAATACCAATCTTCAGTGTCAGGGTGATGATCTCGTCATCTGCATCGATGTAGTTGTTGACTTCGGACTTAATGACCCGTCCGACAGGAGGCAGCTTCCAACCTCTTTCGTGTGTTTCGGGTGTAGGTCCTTGAGTGAAAAACTCATACTTCTCTAGCTTGAGCTTCTTGAGCTCGGTCTCGAACTTACGGAGACGGAGACGCTCTTGACTAAAGATATTGTAATACTTACTATGGAGAGAGGGGATGCGCAGAGCTTCGGTCGCGAGCTCTGTGTGATCGATCTTAACATCTTGCGACCACAGATTTTGAATATCTTCAATCTTCATAACAAACCTTATCTTCCTAAAACTACAAGTCAGTATACTCGATTCGGGAACAAAGGTCAACTAGATTTTATTGATTGTGTAGTCTCTCAGAGCAAATGTAGCGGAGGCTGTAATGTACTCAACATCTGATACGGTCGAATCTACTTCAAGATCCGTAAGCGAGATAGGGAAGCAATCGCGCATCGTGAACTCGAGGTTACCGTTCATTGCGCTAGTCAAGAAGGTCAGGGTGATGTCAGAAGCCACTGTCTGCTTTTGCTCACTAGCGTCTTGATACGGCCTATCCTTGAGTGTGTATTGGTTGTACTGCTCAGGCTTACCAAGTGCTATCATCCAGTTATAGATCTCGAGATAGTTGTCGAGGTTTTCGTTTACCTTGAACGTAACACTTAGCTGTCCGAACTCTAGGTGATCACCTGGTCTTGGGATAGCTACAAAGGGGTTAGGCTGATACGTTACAGGCAACGTAAGAGTTGGAAGCGACACTCTCTGAACCATGAACTCGACGGTAGGAGCACGAGACAACACTAGCTTATAGCCCGTTGGCGACAAGAAGTTGAGATTGGTTGGCTGATTGTTTACTGACATATTGTACTCCTTACTCTATATTTATCAACAAAAAAAGAGGGGGACCTTTCGATCCCCCTCCCTTAGTTTGGTTGGTTACCCAACTCTTATGATTACATAAGGTTGTTAACAAGCACACGACGATAGTACTTGTTCGAATCCTTGGTAAGAGCACCAAGACCTTCTGAAGTACCGTCTGCGAATGGATTCGCGACCATGCCGTAGCGGGTCTTGAAGCCAATCTTTGGCTGGAAGTTGTCTTGATCGACTGCACGAACCATCTGTAGTGGAACGTATGGGCAGTAGAACAGACCGGCGTCGAACGCTGACGAACCCTTATAACCAACTGTCAGGTAGTTACCTGTGGTATATGGATCGATGTAAACGCGCATACGACCGTTGAGAACACCAGCAAATGTGTTGCCTGTGTCGTCTACGTTCAGGTTGTTCGAGTTAAGCGCAGGCGCATAATCGAGAACGCCAGCCATCTGAAGTGCAGATGCAACGTCCGAAGAACAGATAAGGATGTTACCCTTACCACGTCTTGTGCCCTTGGCGATCTGGTTAGCTTCACGCTCGAGCTGGAACATAAGACCCTTGAACTTTTCAACTGACCAACGGCCGTTTGAATCGGTGTCAAGATCGAAGATACCTGCTGTAGTTGTGCCTTCCGAAGCACCACGCTCTGCTGTGACGTTGATCGTGCGAACAACTTCACGGTTGATTTCCGAAAGGATTTCAGCCGAAAGAATGTTTGCAAGTTCTGTCTCAGCGTCAAGACCGTGAATTGCTTTCAGATCCTGTGCAAGCTCAAGTGAGTATTCTGCTTTCAGAGCGCGTGAGCGAGCTGT